TCGACGTGGCCTCGATGTTCTACGTGGGCAACGCTCACGTGCGCGGTGCTCTCAAGCAGACCCTGCGCAACGCGAACAGCGAGATGATGATCTGGGAGAACAACGAAGTCAACGGCTACGGCGCCCGCGTCAGCAACCAGCTGATCGGCTCCAACGTCCTCTTCGGCGACTTCTCGCAGGCCATCTTCGGCTTCTGGAGCGGCGTCGACATCACCGTCGATCCCTACACCAACTCCACCAAGGGCACGACCCGCATCGTGGCCTTCCAGGACGTGGACTTCGGGCTGCGCAATCCCGCCGCCTTCGTGTTCGGCTCCGGTAACGCCTGATGAACTGGTACGAGCTGACAACTGACGTGATGGTTCGCGGCACTCCCCGGTCCACCGGCGAGATCCTCGACCTGAGCGAAGCAGAAGGGCAGCTCCTGGTGGGTCTGGGTCGGGCCAAGCCCGCCCAGGCTCCCCAAGCCTCCGCCCCCAGCCCGGCTGCTCCCGCCGTGGCCGATTCCACGGACGCGCAGGCCATCGCCCCCTCCCCCAAGCCGGCGACGCGCCGCCGTTCACCCGCCCCCACCGCTCCTGACTGATCATGTCCCTCAATCAGCGCAACTTCGAGGCGCTGCAGCACTTCGCTGCTTACGCCCCCGCCACCGTCACCGCCACCGGCACCGGTAGCGGCATCGACCTCCTCGGCTATGACGGCGACGTGGTGTTCATCATGCACGCCACCGCCGCTGGCGCCTCTGCCGGCTTCAAGGTCCGCCTTGAGCACAGCGACGAAAGCGCCAACAACTTCACCGCCATCACCGGTGGCGCCTTCGAGGACATCGGCAACGCCGCCTACATCGGCAAAGCCACCATTTCCAAGGACGACGTGAAGCGTTACGTGCGCGTCAACATCTACGAAGAAGTGGGCACTGCCAGCTCCGTGATCTCCGTAGTCGGCCTCGGCATCAAGAAGTACCAGTAAGCTGCGTTGCTTCCATCCTTAGCCGCTAAGCCTCCTCTTCTGCGGGGCCTAGCGGTTTTTTCATTCCTACCGCCATGCTCATTGACGACCCCTCCATCTACCTAGCCGACTTCGGCGTGGATGTCGTCGCCGGCTCCGTCACCGGCCAGGGCATCCTCGACATGCCCAGCGAACTGATCCTTGACGGTCAAGTAATCAGTACCGACTACACCCTTACCTGTGAAGCCTCTAAGTTTGGTGGTTTACTGTACGGAGCACAACTAAGCGTAAATGGTGTTCCATACACCGTAAGAACCACCACTCTACTTACCGATGGTGCGTGGGTACAAATCTGCCTACAGCGCGACCTCGAAACGCCGCACACCACTTCTCTTACGTCTATCGACGCTAATGGTGCCGCTGGCACAATCACCGCTCTTGGCCTAGTTCAGCTCGACCCAGACATCGACGGAGGTAGCGCTCCTACCACCTACATTGATGGAAACACAGTCGATGGTGGAGCGGCATGAGTAGCATCGCCCGAGTGCGGCCACGCGGCGACACCGCCGCCAACTGGGCCTCTACCAACCCCGTCCTCGCCTTCCGCGAACTAGGTATCGAGACCGATACCCGTCGAATCAAGGTTGGCGATGGCACCACCGCTTGGAACGCCCTCCCCTACTACCTAAGCGGCGCCGACGTTCGCGGCCAAGCCAGTCGCATGACATCCGGCACTATCGCCATCGCCACCGCTGGCGCCTACGTCTCGACCGGCCTCACCGCCACCTTTGACAGCACCACCGCCAGCGGTATGACGCTTGGCACCACTGACCTCTTTGCCCTCAAGAACACCAGTGGCGCTACCAAGCTGCTGCGCTTCTACGCCAGCATCGACGCCACTGCTGGTAACAACCACGTCCTCGGCATCAAACTTGCCAAAAATGGCACCCTCATTGACGCCTCTGAGTGTCGCGCCTACTCCGCCAGCGGAAACGCCATCGCCAAGCTAGCCACCAGCTGGATGATCTCCGTAGCCGCTAACGAGGAAGTCAGCGTCCGTATCGCCAACATCAGCGACACCACCACCATCGACTTTCAACGCGGTCGAATCGTGGCCACCGAAGTCAGGAGCTAAGTGTCGTGACTACCAAGCGTGAGCAAATCCTAAGCGCGTTGCACACTGCGCTTGCTGGTACTACTGGCGTGGACACCCGCATCTACCGCAGCCGCGTCGAACCCCTTACCCGCGCCGAATCCCCTGCACTCGTCATCGAGCCCGATACCGACACACCTACCCAAAACACATCCCTCCCCACTCTCGACCACTCCCTCAACGTCCGCATCGTCATCATCATTCGGGCCACGGTTCCCGACCAAGCCGCCGATCCCATCATCGAATCTCTCCACGCCAAACTCATGGCCGATCTGAGCCTGGGCGGTCTGACCATCGACATCCAACCCGGCCCCACAAAGTTCACCTTGGAGGCGGCCGATACCCCTGTAGGCGTCATCTACTGCACCTACCGCGTCCTTTACCGCACCTCCGTAAGTAGCTTGGCAACCTAAGCTGCGGTGGTGCGCTGCTATTCGTCCTAGTTCATGACTTAGCAGTACCGCGAGGCAGTAGAACCCTCACCGCCTACCATACACTTACCTGCCAAAGGCTTATGCCGCGCTCTACGGCACCCACGTCTACAGACGATTCAGCATTTTCTGCTGACGACGACTCGCGTGATTCTCCCTTGCTCACCGACGCCACACCTAGCGTCTCTGCTAAGAGTGAGGCTAAGGATGTTGCAACCACGCCTCTTACACTTGGAGAGGACTACAGCGGCCAAGGTGGCACCTACATCTTGGACTCGGCTACAGGCATCCGCACCCTTGTCGAGCGGACGCTGCCCCATTCCCCTCAGCGGTGATTCACGATGCCCCTCCTTACACGCAAACGCCTGATTCTGGCGAAAACGGAATCCACCTACGGGACGGACAGCACCCCCGGCGGTGCCGACGCCATCCTGGTGCGCAACCTGGAAATCACTCCGATGCAGAGTGATGTGGTGGGCCGTGATCTGGTTCGCCCCTACCTTGGCGCGTCTGAGCAGCTTCTGGCCAACACTCGCGTTCAATGCACGTTCAGCGTTGAGATGGCAGGTTCCGGCACCGCCGGCACCGCTCCGCGCTACGACTCCGTGCTGAAAGCGTGCGGCCTGGCTGCGACCACGATTACCCCCGCCGTAACTGGCACCGCCACCGCAGGCGCCAGCAACAGCATCACCCTCGCTGCTGGGGCCAGCACTACCAACGACTTCTACAAGGGTCAGATCATTCGCATCACTGCCGGCTCCGGCTCCGGCACCATCGCACTGATCACCGCCTACGTCGGCTCGACCAAAGTTGCCACGGTTCGCCCCCTTAGCGGAGCGGTCACGTTCAGCAACACCAGCGTCTACAGCATCGACGCTCAGGTGGTCTACACCCCAGTAAGCAGCTCGTTTGGCTCGGCCACCATCTACTACAACATTGATGGTGTGCTTCACAAGCTGACCGGTTGCCGGGGTACCTTCACCCTCAACCCCCAAGTTGGTCAGATCCCGTCCATCGACTTCACGATGACCGGCATCTACAACGCCCCCACCGACACCGCTGCCCCAACCGTCACCTACGCGGACCAAGCCACCCCGCAAATCTTCAAGGCAGGCAACAGCGGCGCTTTCACCCTGCTGGGCTACAGCGGTTGCCTCCAGTCCGTCTCGATGGACCTTGGCGTCACCACCGTCTACCGCGAACTGGTGAACTGCACTAAGCAGGTGCTGATCACCGACCGTGCTACCACCGGTACCGTCGTCATCGAAGCTCCGACCATCGCTGAGAAGGACTATTTCACCGCCGCCCTCACGGACGGCACCCTTGGTGAGTTGTCCTTCATCCACGGCAACACTGGCGGCAACATTGTCGCTCTGCAATCCAGCCGCCTCGACATCGGCGACCCGTCCTACTCCGACCAGGACGGCATCCACATGCTGTCCCTGCCCGCCACCTTCGTCCCCTCGACCGCTGGTAACGACGAGTTCCGCCTCGTCTTCGCCTAAGCCGCGCTGCAGCCACGCAGCGCTGCAGCCACGCAACTTAGCCACGTAGTTACGCAGCCCCTTAGAGCTGCTTGCCTACGTGGCTTTTTCATGCCTACACTGAACTTACCCACATTTCAACGCAACCCCTTATGGCGTTTGTTCGCAAGAAGGTCAAGACCTTCAAGTGGCCTGTCACCATCGAAGAACCTGCAGACGGCGGCGCTTTCGAGCCCAGCACGTTTGAAGCTACGTTCAAGCGCATGGGCCGCAAGGAGTTTGGCCGTCTCAGCACCAAGGGCGACCTGCCGCTGCTCAAAGCACTCATCCTCGACTGGTCCGGCATCAAGGAAGAGGACGGCACTGAAATCCCGTTCTCGACCGAAGCCCTTACCGAGTTCGTTGACGATCCCTACTGGGTGCGTGGTGTCCTCTCGGCGTACACCGACACCTTCGATGGCGCCCGCCAGGGAAACTGAGAGGCGCCGCTGAGTTCTGGGCCGGCGGCAAGCAGGTCGACGACAAGACCGCAGACGACGCGGCTGCCTTCGGCCTCGATCCCGCCGTCCTCAACTCCGACGCGCCCTCCTCCGCCGATCCCCCTACCACCTACGAGGTCTGGGACGAGAACTGGGACACCGTGATGATGTTCCTGCGCCTGCAAACGCAGTGGAACACCACGATGGCCGGCTACCAAGGTCTCAAGTACGAGATCCTGCTTATGTCAGGCGGTCTGTTCGACCTATACTGCGTGCAGGATCGCGTCGCCATGCTTGAGGATCTTCGCCTTATGGAAGGTGCCGCGCTGAGTCTGCTGAACAAGCCCAAGGAGGAGAGCTAGGTGGCGCGGACCGTCGAGGACATCATCCTTCGTCTTGGTATCGAGGGCTTCGACGGGCTCGATCGGATCCGAAGCTCCTTTCGTGACTTGGGCAAAGTCACCCAGACATCAGAACGCGATATTCTCTCAGCACGTGATCGCCTGCTTGAGTTTGCGCGTACAGCTGGTAATACAGAAGCGGTAACAACGGGTCTTCGCACGGCCCTTACAGGGCTTCGCGGTCAAGTAGACATGTGCGGGTCGGCGTACCGCACGTTATCTGAAGACCTGCGGCGCGTTAATGAGGTTCAGTACGGAGCAACCGATGCCACCATGCGGCAGCGCGAAGCTCTCGTCTCTTCTTTTAGTCAAACTACCCGCAATATCACAGCATTACGGCAGCATAGAGATGCGCTGACTGCTTTACAGTCCACCACCCGCTCATCATCACTAGCTTTTCGCCGCTTAGAGTCCGACATTGCGGACGTTGAGGAGCGTATTAGTTCTGTTACTGACATAACACGCAGGCTTAACACTGCGCTGACTGCCGGCATTCCCCGTAGCGCAGCTGGTGCGGCGGCGCGTCTGCAGGACATTCGCCAAGGGATCGAGCTTCAGCGCACGCTTATTGCTGAACTTGACACACGCCAAGCAGGCGAGACATCTCGTGACTTTGAACGTCGTAGGCGTCAAAGCGTAGAAGAGTTGACGGCCGCACAAGAAAGACTAAACGCTAGTCTTCGAGAATACAACATTATTTCTTTCGGAGAAAATGTGCGTACAGGTAGAGAGTCTGTACGGGCTAGTGCCGCTGCATTTAACTCTGCAGAATTGACAACAGGATATTACGCGATTGACCGTATAGCCGCTCGTATGGGCGATCTGCCCGACACTACTGCGGGACTACGCCAAGAGTTATCCGAGCTGAGCGAGCGCCTGAACAACACAACACGGGGCAGTGCAGCTTACGTTGACGTAGCTATTCGTATGGCACAGGTTCAACGGCAGTTGAGTACAGATGTAATGGGTACTACTGAAGCATTTAGACGGTTAGACTTACTGGAAGCAGGTAGAGATCGTCGTGCCGCTAAAGTCGCGGCGGTTCAGCAGTATTACGCGGAACGCGGCCCTGTTGCTCCTGGTATTGCCGGTTATAGGGATCCTCAGACGGGTGCCCTTATCGCAAGGGGTACTGCTGCCGGCACTCGTCAAGGTTCGGCGGTTTTAGCTGTAGAGACCGCAGCTGAACATCTGGCAAATACTAATACCAGCCTTCTTGACGCTACAGACGCGCTACTTCGTGTAAAGCGTAACATGATAGAAGCGGCTAATCTTCAGCAAACAGCAGTATCACTAGCTGCCGATACCGCTGCATCTGATCTTATCGCAAAGACGGCTGCTGAGTTCAAACAGTCCCTAGCTGCGTTTGATGAGCAGTTGCAAGCTAGAGATCAGGTTGCTACGCGCCACAGAAAGATGGCGCTTGCACTAAATCTTCTTGGTTCTGAACAGATACTGTCCACGGGACTTAGCGGGCGCGAACTATCTCCCCTCTACCAAAACATCGTCGGACTATCCACCTCCGCGTTGCGCCGCCAACAAGCCTTCATGGGCAAATCGCCCACCGAGGTCTACAACGACATCGTTGCCTCGTTCGAGACGGGCTCCCGCACCACTCTGCTTGATAATCGCAGTCAGCAGGTTGGCGAAGGTATAGCTCAGGGCATCGTCAAGGGCGCCACAGACAGTGATACACTTAAGAAAGGAAGTAAGTCGCTTGTTGATAAGTACCTTGACTTTATCTTCGGTGATTGGGATATTCATAGTCCTTCGGGCGTAAGTAGGCGTGAGGTCGGTGAACCTATTGGGCAAGGCATCGTCAAGGGCACCGTAGATGCCATCAAGGCTGGCCGTAAGCAGATCCAAGCTGCCATTCAGTTTGCGCTGGATAGTCCTGCCAAGGCTCCGCTGCCTGGCGGCCTAGGTGGTCCGGTATCAGACGTAGCGGACAAGCTGCAGAACTTCCTTATTCGTTCGAGTGCCCGCCCCTCTGCCACTCTGCCCTTTGCCCGTCTTCTCGGCGAGGGCGTTACCAGCTCAGCGGCACTACCCCTCGCCACCTACCGGCGTGCTTACGAGCGTGGGGGCATCGTTCCTCCAACGTTCCTGCCTGTAGAGCAGCGTCGCGGGTTGCGCGGCACCGCCGGGATCCCCGGCGCAGGCTTGGAGGAGGTGATTCGCGCCGAAGCCATGCGAGCCGTAGGCCGCACCGGTGCGTTCGTCGGCCCCTTGGCCTCCGCGCTTCGGCGTGAGGTGCTGCAGCCCGTCACGCGGCTTAGCGGCGCCATGCCTGGCATTTCGCGCCCCTTAGGCGGAGCCACCCCGCTGCCTGTATTTGGAGCCCAAGCGCCTGCTCTACGTCAAGCTCCAGGCATCCTCGCCCCCTACGACCTCGGCAGGTTCCAGACAGACGGACCGCTTACCCGAGGCGCACAGACCTTCGGCCGCGCAGCCGCCTCGTCTTCTCTGCGCGAGGCGCTCACCAAGTATCGAGCCGCCACCGACAACTTCTGGAACGGCGAGACCGGAACCTACGAAACGCTGCGGCGCATCATCAGCGCTTCGGCTCAGGTCGGTGCCAGCAAGCTTGCACGGCACCTAAGCGAGTCGCGTTCCCGTAGTGCCGCCCTAAGCAACGCTGCGACCAACCTTGTTGATCGTGTGACCAGCCCGCTCGTCACACTGCGCACCAGCATCCAGACCACCGCGCAGCAGGCCGGCACCAAGCTGCGCAGTTTCGACATCGAAGCAGTCAAGAGTGTCGTCCCCACGGCTAAGCAGCTTGTTGACCAGACCCTGGCACCTATCAAAACGCTGCGCACTAGCCTGAGTACCGCCCTGCAGCAAAGCACCACCAACCTCAGGGAGCTTGGCAGCCTAGGTCTTAGTGGACTGTCCTTTGGGCTGCGTGGCCGTGGTGGCACGCCCCCCGCAGGCGGCGGTAACGTGCCGCCTGCGCCGCCAACGCTGCCTGGTGGCGCTGGCGACAGCGGCGCCGATCGCGGCATGGACCGACTGAATACCCGCCTGCGCGAGTTTGGTCCCCTTAGCCGGCGCTCGATCAGCGACCTGCAGGATCTGCGGTCGGTGCTTGACGAGGTACAGGCCTCGCTTTCTCCCCTCGATTCCGACTACGCCGCGCTCAATCGCCAGATCGACAAGCAGACGGCTGCAATCGACAGGCAATTGGAACGCCGCGACCGCACCCGCCGTCGCCCCCTAAGCGGTATGCAAATGGCCCAAGGCGTCGGTGCGGCACTTAGCGGCGGTATCTTCGGCGGCCCTGAGGGTCTCATCGGCGGTCTTGGTGGCTTGGCCTTTGGCGGTGTTGGCGGTGCGTTTGCGGGTGCCGCCGCCGGTGCGCAGGTCGGTATGTTCCGTCAGCAGCTGGCGGGCTTTGCGGACTATGCCGCGTCGCTCGACAAGATGAAGATCGCCCTGCGTGGCATCGTCAAGGACCAGGCCTCCTATAACACGGTGCTCGCTGCCGCGAACGCCGCTACCCGCGAACTCAACGTCCCTCAAGAAGCCGCGATCGGCGGCCTGACCCGCCTTAGCGCCGCCATCCTCGGCGCCGGTGGCACGGTCAACCAGTCCACCTTCGCCTTCCGCGCTCTTACCGAGGCCGTCACCGCCACCGGAGGCAAGGCCGAGCAGGTAGATGGCGCCATGCTCGCCCTCACGCAGGTCTTCTCCAAAGGCAAGGTAAGCGCCGAAGAACTGAACCAGATCGCTGAACGCCTCCCCGGCACCTACACCCTCTTTGCCGAGGCCACCGGCCGCACCGGTCCGCAACTAGCCAAGGGCCTCGAACAGGGCAAGATCGGCCTCAACGATCTGATGAAGTTCCTCGAACTTCTTCGCACCAAGCACGGTCAAACCGCCCTGGAGATCGCTGCCTCCAGCGAAAACGCAGGCGAACGCCTCAAAGTCGCCTACGACAAGATGCGCGAAGACGTAGGCCGCGCCCTGCAGCCGCTTGGCGCGCAGTTCCAGTCCGTCTTCGCCAAGGCACTTAAGGACGCCACCCCCGCACTCATCAACCTGGCTCAAGGTCTGGCCAAGGTCATTCAAGTCCTTGGCGCCAACGCCGGTGCAATCGCCTTGGTTGCCAAGTTCGGTGTCGTCCTCACCTCCACGATCTACGCCGGTCGCGCTTTCGCCGCACTAGGCCCCCTGGTCAGCGGCGCTGCTGCGCTTATGGGCGCTGCCTTTGGCCGTACCACAGCACAAGCAATCATGGCAGAGCGGCAACTTAAACTATTTGCCGCTACAGCAAGGGCTACCGCCGCAGCACTGGCTGGCCCGATTATTATTTCGGTCGCTATTGTTGGTGCTGATCTTGTTATCGACTACTTTAATCGGATTAAGCGGGCGAAAGACCGCCTTATACAGGTTAGATCGGAAGCAACGGGTGAACAGTTCCTGCGCGATATAGGCGGTTTCGCTCTGGACAGAGCGAGTGTACTACGTGTTGCTAACGACGTAGGCAGGCGCTACCAAGTCGTACAGGACTTGGTTGTTAAGCTACAGCGAGAAAAAGAACAACTAAATAAGGACTTTGAGGCGTCCCCCAGTATGGCTACATACTTCGGGGCTAAGCTTAATGAACTCGAACCTCGCCTACAAGCGGCTATAGCAGAGAGTGCATTACTGGAGTCACGGTACAAAACACTTGTTCGTCGTGCCCCTAACGCTCCCACTGCGCCTTCTATGCCCGGCTTCGCCGAGCCCCCAGGGACTGCCGCCGGCGCTGCGGGTGCAGGCGCTGATGCAGCCAAACAACAACGCGACCTATTCCAGCAGGCTAACGAATATGTAAACGCCAACATCGAGCTGCTCAAAGCTCGCGGTCAGCTCTCCGAGGAACAAGCTGCCACTGAGTTTGACCGCGCTAATCTTGCTAAGAAGTTCGCTATTGACGAACTTAC